AGATGGCTCCCGTGGATGGTTCATTTATCCAACATTGCGCGCCGAACAGCCTCACATCATTGCTCAATGGGAAAACGCATTTTCTAAGATTTTGAAGGAGTGGTGATGGCTGGTCAAAGTAGAACACTTAAGCTTTCAATTCTTGGTGATGTCGATCAGCTTAAAAAAAGCCTAGACACAGGCACAAAAGAGGTTGATGGATTTGCCGGCAAACTCGGTGGATTTGCTAAAAAAGCCGGTGCAGCTTTTGCCGTAGCCGGTGCAGCTGCCGCAGCTTATGCTGGCAAATTGTTGGTTGATGGTGTGAAATCTGCCATCGAGGATGAAGCCGCTCAAGCAAAATTGGCAACGACACTCAAAAATGTCACAGGTGCCACAAACAACCAGATCAAAGCTGTTGAGGATTACATAACACAAACAGCATTGGCCAACGGCATTACCGATGACAAATTGAGGCCATCGCTTGATCGGTTGATCAGAAGTACAAAAGACCAGACCAGAGCACAGGAATTGCAATCATTGGCTTTGGACATTGCAGCCGGTACCGGAAAAGATTTGCAAGCTGTTTCTGAGGCTTTGGGTAAGGCATACGATGGCAATCTAGGAGCACTCAAAAAATTGGGTGTTGGCATCGATGAATCAATCATCAAATCTAAGGATTTTGATGCTGCCGCGGCTGCGCTTTCAAAGACTTTTGAAGGTCAGGCATCAAAGCAGGCTGAGACTTTTCAAGGCAAAATGGCGCGGCTGACTGTCGCATTTGATGAAGCCAAAGAAACAGTCGGATCGTATGTACTTGATGCGCTCACACCATTGCTCAGCGCATTTGTGGACAAAGGCATCCCGGCAATTACAGATTTTGCCAACAATTTGGGCAAGACATTGGGGCCAGCATTTGGCGAAATTTTCAATGTTATCAAAAAAGATTTGTTGCCGATTTTGGTTTCATGGTGGAAATTCTTGTACGAGGAAGTAATCCCAGCAATTGGATCGGTCGTAAGGCCAATCCTTGAAGGTTTGCAATCTGCCTTCAATAAGATCAAAAAAGCAATTACTGACAATTCAGAGGAATTGCAGCCTTTTTATGATGCGCTTGCCAAAGTTTGGGATTTCATCAAAAAGTATTTGGCACCACTTTTGGGCGGTACTTTCAAAACAGCTTTAGAAGGCATCGGCACAGTCGTGAGTGTCCTCGTGACCGGCTTTGGAAAACTGGTCACTTTAATTACTAACACAATTAACAAGCTCAAAGATTTTGTAAATTTTGTTAAAGATAATCCAGTCACACGCTTTTTTGGTAACTTAGGCGATTTCGTAACCGGTGCAAGCTTTGATAGTGGTTCCAAAAGTTTGGTGTTTGGTGGCGAGGATGGATCGGGTGGTCAAATTACTGGCGGTGGCAACACAGGTTTTGGCACGCCCGGAGGAGGATTTGCTCCATCGACTGGATCACCAACATTTACAGGTGCACCGCTTGAGGCTTACTCACCAGCCATGCAAGCGGCCATTTTAAGGCGCGAGGAATTAAAGGCAGAAACCGAAAGATTGAGGCGCGCTCGCGAGGAAGCCGCGGCAGCTAGAGCAGCGGCCACAGGTGGGCTTTCCACAGCTGAAAGAATCGTGATCAATGTCAATTCAGCATCAATTATTGATGAGGAAGGTTTCAACCGGGCTGTGGTCGATGCGCTTAACAATTCTTACTACCGCGGCACAAATGGGCCGGGAAGCCTTGTGGCCATCTGATGAGCGTTTTCAATCCCGTTTGGCGTGTCAAAGTTGGAGGCGTTGAATACACAAATGTGGCGTTGGCCAATCTGACTATTACATCAGGCCGGACAAACATTTATGAGCAAGCCAATGCCGGTTATGTAAATCTCCAATTGATCAATTTGGATGAATCTAACATCGACATCGAAATCAATGATGCTGTAAGTGTTGAGCTTAAAGATTCGACAAATACTTTTGTGCCAATTTTTGGCGGCACAGTCGTAGAATTTGACATTGGCATTACAGCATCGCGTGCAATTGGTATTAACCAATCGATTTCCATTTTAGGTTTAGGAGCATTGGCCCGATTGCCAAAAGCATTGACCGATGGCGTGCTGTCACATGATTTTGATGGCGATCAAATACTTACCATTTTGACCGATTTATTAATTAACTCATGGAACGAAGTGCCGGCAGCTTTGCAATGGGCAACCTATGATCCGACCGAGCAATGGCAAAATGCACAAAATACCGGATTGGGTGAAATTGATACCCCAGGTAGTTACGAGCTTTCACAGCGATCATCATCAACGATTGATGTTTATTCATTGGTTTCAGCTTTAGCAACATCGGGATTGGGCTACATTTACGAATCGCCCACGGGCCAAATTTCCTATGCATCGGCAGATCATCGATCCATTTATTTGGCCGCCAATGGATACACCGATCTTTCAGCAAATCAAGCACTTTTTAATTCGCTGTCAATCCAAACCCGTGCCGGTGACATCCGAAACGAAATAAATTTGAAGTACGGCCAAAATTCTCAAAATGATGTCAGCGATAGTGATGCAACAAGCATTGCGCTGTATGGGCGTTTGGCTCAAATCATCAGCACGACTTTGAGACATCAAATCGATGCCGAGGATCAAGCCGCTTTTTACTTAACACTGAGAGCTTATCCTCAAGCCAATTTTAGACAAATCACATTTGAGCTTGGCAATCCGGACATCGATGATTATGACCGGGATGCGCTGATCAACATTTTCATGGGGTTGCCTTTGCGCATTTCAGATTTGCCGCTGAACATGTCAGCCGGCACATACCTTGGTTTTGTGGAAGGTTGGACATGGCGTGCCTCTTACAACGCTGTATCGGTCACGGCTATTCTTTCCCCATTGGCATTTTCATTGCAAGCCATGCAATGGCAGGATGTCTCGATCACAGAGCAATGGAACACAATCAGCAACAGCCTCACATGGGCTGATGCCTTAGTCGTAGCGTAAGGAGAAAAAATGGCAAACCCGACATCGAATTTTAACTGGCAAATGCCGACACCGACCGATTTGGTCACGGATTTGCCAGCTGATTTTGAGGTATTTGGTCAAGCGGTCGATTCATCGATGGCTGATCTTTTAGGCGGCACATCAGGTCAGATTTTGGCAAAGAATTCAAATGCCAACATGGATTTTGTGTGGATCACAAATGATGTTGGTGACATTACAGCTGTCACAGCTGGCACAGGTATTTCAGGCGGTGGCACATCAGGCTCGGTCACAATCACAAACAGCATGGCAACAGCTATTGATGCCAAAGGCGATCTGGTTGCCGGTACTGGGGCAGATGCTTTTGCCCGTTTAGCCGTTGGAGCAAATGACACAGTTTTAACCGCTGATTCTACCGCTGCAACAGGCTTAAAGTGGGCAAGTGCGCCAAGTGGGGGCATGACATTACTAAGCACAACAACACTTTCAGGTGCTTCGACAACAATTTCCAGCATTGATCAGACTTATACAAACCTAATGGTTTTTGTTTATGGCATAACAATGTCAGCAGATTCACTAGTTTTTATGCAACCAAATTCCGTGACTGACAAGGTTTGGTCAGTTATCAATTACGCAAATGTAACTGACGGCCCGGCAGCCACTGCATTTTATCTAAGTTCTACAAATGGCACTCTTGAAGTCGAATCGACATCTAGCCTAAACGCTTGGGCGATCACCATTAGCAACTATGCATCAGCGACTTACAAGCCAATCCATGCAGCTGGTGGCTATGTTAATGAAACAAGCTCATCGGGTGGTTTAAGCAATACAGGTTATTTCCAATCCACTACGGCTATTTCATCACTAAAGTTCACAACTTCAGGCGGTACATTTTCAGGTGGTACAGTCCTAATCTACGGAGTGAAATAATGACCAATCCAATTATCAGAATCCACAATGCGGAAACCAACGAAGTTATTGATCGTGAAATGACTGCTCCAGAATTGAAAGAGTACATAGCGGATCAGAAAAAATTTGCTGATGAAAAAGCAGCAACGCTTCAACC